ACTGTCCTGCAAATCCTTGGGAGCGTACGGTCCCAAAATGGTTGCAGTCTTCGCCATGAGGTTCCACCTCACGAGCGTCGTCCAATAGCCATGAAGGTTCCGCCAACGGTTCCTACTCCACCTTGAACGCCTTCCGTCACCGTGATAGTGGTTCCACTTACACTGCAAACATCGCTGATGTTCAAAGTGACTGCCGTTGCGGCGGCACCTGCTTCGGGAAGAATGGCGGGTGTTGCACCAGTAGGTGTCACTGTCGCCATGTCAATGCTTGCGAGCAAACTGCTCAAGTCAATACTGGTGTCACCTGCTGCATATGAGCCGGTCACAACCATGCGGTCACCAAAGTAGGTTGGTCGGGGGTCAATTGTAACTGCCATGTTCATTCATCTCCTGTTTCAGTAGTGGGTTCTGCCTCTTCCACTGGTTCGGCTACGGGTTCCGGGTTTAAGAAAGCAGCGACCGATTTGAGCAAGGTTGCCTTGGTGGCGTAACCGCCGACCTCAAGCCCTTGACCCGTCATCCAAGCCACAATGTCTTTCTTGGTCCACCCTTCATCGGGAACACCGTCGTTGCCGTTGTCAACCGTCACACCTGCATCGCCGTCAATCCGCCAATATTTAGCGGTCAGCGAAGTACGGTGTTGGTCAAGCCATTCCTGCGTCACTTCAAAAGGAACGCCCCGCAAGCAAACAGTTCGCTTCATGCCGGGAACTGCCCGCTCAAAGTAAGGGCCAAGTGAAGTAATAGTAGGCAGAAGAGCCACCTCAAGCCACGATTGCCCACAGCGTCACTGGACCAGCAGCGGGGCCGCCAGCCACGGTGAAAGTCAAAGAACCAGCACTCAATGCTGCCGTCACTGCGGTTGCTGCAACAGGGTTGTCACCAACAATCACTGCGAGGATTTGACTACCGTCTCCGCCGGCAGACAAGGTGTCACCGGTGGTGATGTTTGCCGCAGTCCCGCAGACCAACTTTGCGCCAGCAACAGCGTTGCCGTCGGAGTTGGAAGCAAGGAACCCAGTGAGGGAACCGGGGTAAGAGCCACCAGCGTTGCCGTCAAGCCAGTTGGTGTCCGTACCGGGGGTCCCAGCGTACAGGTCAAGTTCAAAGATATTCGTAAAGATAGCGGTTTCTCCGCCGCCACCATTTGTCAATGTTACTGCCATTTTTCATCATCTCCATGTTTTTTTTTTCGTCGTTTCTCCATCACTCCAAGTCGCGGATTGAACCGTGACCACCGAAGAAAGTGTTCCACACCTCTCCCATGGTTCGGTACAGCCCCTCTTGACCGAGGCGGTTGATGGCGAATGGGTCACCGGTTTCAATACCGGATTCGTAGTATTGCGTTGGCTTAGCCACACTAAAGTGGATGTAGTCCGTGTCAAGGAAGTACATGCGGCTGATACCGGAGGCGGCCTTTGCAACATCCTTGGAAGGAATGATTGGGACACCGTTGTAGGTAGCCACGATGAAACCAGCCTCAATACCGGGAACACCCTTCACACCGTTGAAGGTGGGGGTGACTCGCTTCTCTTCCATGAACCGCTGCTGGGCTTGGAGGAGTTGCTGAATGCGCATCAAGGTGTCGTAACCCGTAAGGATGACCTTGGGGTTGCCACCACGGACCCAAATCTTTTGGAAGAGGTCGTCAATGTGGTCAAGACTGAGCACACGGTTGGTGTCGTGGGTACCGGAAACATTCTCTTCGGCGTAGGACCAAGAGTTTGCGGAGGCGTCACGGTCAATGCTGTAAATGTCAGCATCAGTGTCAGCCGTCAAGTAGCCGTTTGCGTTGGTCATTGAGGAGCCAAGCGTGATGCGGTCCAAAGACTCGTAATCGTTACCAGCAGGGACATCAGCATCCTCCAAGAGCATTTTGTTGATTTCCTCTGCGTGGTGCTTGCCCATTTCTTCCTTGAGGATGGAACGGATGTCGCCAAGGCCGTCGTCCTTGTCGTTAAGGAAAATGGCCATTTCGCTCATGTCAAAGGTGTGAGCGATGGTCTTTGGCTTGGCTGCAATGTTTTGGAAGGTTGGCTTCGTCGTTTCGGGGAGCGTCCCGTTCTCAGCGATGCCGCCGCCTTTGGCGCTGTCGGGGCGAGCCGTCACAACACGCCATCCACTTCGGTCCCAAGGCTTCTTTGGAAGGATGGAGAAAGCGTTGAACTCTTGGTTCAACTGGCTCCACACTTTGCGGCCGTAGATTGCTTGGTAGGTTCCAGCCGTCGTTGACAGCATGGGGGCGTCTGCTTTCAAGAGTTCGCTACCGGAGTAGGCGTAGCCCATGTTGGAGCCAGCGCCGTAGTAGTAGCGTTCCATGTCATTGATTGTGCGTAGGTAGTTTCGTGCCATTTTTCATCATCTCCTGTTTCAGTTGAATGCTCTCCCGGCCAAAGCGTGGACTTCATCCCACGACATGTTCGCCATGTCTTCGGTGGAAGGGACAGTGATGGATGGTGCGGCCTCCGACTTGCGGATGGCTGCGCCTTCTCCAGTGGCGAGGCTGTCAATGCGCTCACTGAGAGCAGCGACTGCCTTTTCAATGGAGGCGAGGGGGCCACGAGCGTCAAACTCGGAAGCACGGCGGTTCTCAACTTCTGCCGTCTGCTCTTTGGCGAGGCGGTCAGCGAACACAGCGCCAAGGCTGCTCTTGAGTTGCTTCTCAATGGAAGCAGCCTTGTAAGCAGCGTAGGCTTCCTCAACTTGTGCAGGGGTCAAGTCCGATGGGGACAAGAAACCTTTGGAAACATCGCCGCTGCTGGAGCCGCTGTTGAGTTTGCCGATAGCACCGGTTGATGGGCTGCCGCCTTCTTGTGCTCGGCCACGAACTTGGCCGGCGAAGTAGTCAGCGCCGTCAACAGACGAGGGGTTGTCAAAGCCGCCCAACTGAGCCTTCTCAAGTTGGTCAAAGTGTGCACGGGCGTAATCAGTGTCCACGCCGGCAGACTTGAGGGTGTTTTCCATCCAGTGAAGGTAATCCTGCGTGATAACATCACTGTATTCGCTTTTGGCATACATGCCTTCTTTTTCGTCTTCATCGGCCATTTTCTCACCTTTGTCTTCGGTTTTTTCGTCTTCGGGTTTGTCGTCGTCTGTCTTGTCCTTCATGTGCTCCTTCAAGCCTTCGGGCATTTCGCCCTTTTCCATGGCATCCAGTCGCAGGTTAATTCGGTCAAGAACTGACGAGAGTTCGCTCATTGCTTCGGTTTCGTTGGTCATTGTGGTGTCCTCCTTCAATATGCGGAAGGTCGCTTCGGGATTAATCCCTTTTTCACAAATGGTCACTTCGTGAAGTTCCAGTTTGGAGATTTCCGTGTAGTCGCCGTGTTGGCTGTCGGATTTGTTGACACGCTTGAAAGCCTGTCCTCCAATACTGAATCCACGGAGGGACCCCTTGCGAATCTCATTGGCCACTTCTCGGGCCTTCTCAATGTCGTCACGGACTTTAATGACGACGAAAAGACCAGCGTCATCAACGCCGGACTTCCAAACTCGGCCACTGCTATCAGTGTACGAATCAATGACGCTTCCAACTTGGATGTTAGAATGAGCGAGTTGCACATTGCGGAACTCTTGGGACTTCATGAAACCGTTGAAGGCATCCTTAAGAGCGCCACGGGTAATCAAGTCACCTTGCTTGTCCACCATCTCTACAGAGGCGTACCCAGCAACAACGAGGTCTTCACCACTCTTGAGGACCGAAAGACTCCCCGTCTGTGAGAAGGGGGAGGTCCGGAGAGGGGAGGCCAGCATTACTGGCGAATACTCATGTCATGGTATTTAATTGGTATGGATGACAGCCTTTTCGTCGGTAAGTTCCAAATCACCTTGCAGTGTAGCGTTTTTAGGAACTTTTTTGCGGTCTTCCGCACGCTCTTTATTTTCTCGCTCAATGTCGCGAACATCATAATCCGGCATGGTCTTAGCATCGTTGAGGTTGGTGGGACCACTTGGTGATTCTATGGGTGTCCCATAATCAAAGCCCAAGCCTTTTGCTCCACCGTTGTAATCACCCACAGCCCCGACACTGCTCTTTTCCAACAAGCGTTCCAGCACGATGAGGCTCTTGTGTAAAACCTGCTTCCGCTTTCGTTTCCATTCAGTACCTTCCACCTTGTGAGGTTTGGTGAGTGGTTCGGCTGGCTCTGTAGATTCTTTGACTTCGGCCTTCTCCTCAATCTCCAACTCACCTTTGAGCAGTACACCAACCACCGGTGACCAAAACGGTCGCTGGCTTTCACTGAGGCGTAGCACATACGGATTGTCAGCCTGTGGCGTATGCACCGACCATTCATTGTCCCGGACGGTCGCTTTGTACACGACCGAGTCGCCGGCCACTTTAATTTGCACATACCTACCTTTGCGAAACACTTCTACGGGGTGCTGATACAATTCACCCTTTGCGAGCATGGACAAGGATTCGGAACTCACCAGCCCTTCACCTTCGGCCTCGCCTTCAATTTTCGGAGCGTGAACCGTGTAGACCTTTTGCCGCTCGGAAGCGTCCGTCTCGGTGACATTGGTGACATCCACTCGCACCAAATCGCCTACATCGTACTTATCGTCACTTTGGAACGATGCACCAACATCCATGTAGTCGTCACCTTCGTGCTCCACTTTACGGTCGCCCAAGTCTTCGCCGTGAGCAATAGGACCGGTACCCAGTCGGTAATGATACGGGCCGTCACCACGACGGTCAAGCACCATCAACACGACCTCCGAACCGGGTTGGAGCATCACCCACTTTGGATGCCGGGGCTCACCTTTCATGTAGGCCGACT